GAACAAACAGAATTTAACAAAACGGAAAAAATATTTAAATTTGTAGGATATATAGATTTTAAAAAAAAATGTAATAAATAAAAAAGGAATTTATGGTATATGTAATATTTTTAGCTGGTATGTGGGTTGGTGTAATGGCTGGTTTTATTTTATTTGCAGTTTTGAATACTGGAAAGATAGATAGATTAGATGATTGAAATTGTTATTAATAGCAAACCTATTGCTTTAAAAAGGCACAGGGTTGCACGATTTGGTAGAATGTATGATCCATCTGCAAAAGATAAAAAGAAAACTGTTCAGGAAATTAAAAAATTCAAGCCTGATGTTAAATTAAAAGGACCAATTTTAATTGAATATAAATTTTTTTATGAAAGACCAAAATCACATTATAGAACTGGAAAATTTAGCAATATATTAAAAGACAATGCACCAAAACATCATACAAATAAACCTGATTTAGATAATGTAATAAAATATTATAATGATGTGCTTCAGGTGGATTTTATAGAAGATGATAGTCAAATTGTTTGTATATGGGCTGTAAAAAAATATAATTCTGAATCGCAGGTTGTTATAAAATTGTCGGAAAATGTTCGTAAGAACGACTGGCTGGAAGTTGCAGGATAAAAACTCCTTAACATAATGAGAGATGATAGATGTCAATGTTGGCATCTAAAAGTAGGGTGGCTTAACTTTAGAAAATAACTAAAGAGTTGTAAATACAGTGGATTATGATACTAACTTGCCACCCTACTAAATTTTTATAAAACAATTTTTATAATTATCCAAGTTATATTTAAGTTACTTTGTTAAATAAATGGAGTAAAATGGAACATAAAATAGTTCAGAAGGATATTAATTCCCTGATATTTGCAGAGTATAATCCACGACAACTTACCAAAGAACAATACAAGCACTTGAAAGATTCAATCCAAAGATTTGGGCTTGTTGATCCAATCATAGTAAATAGCAATAAGGAAAGAAAAAATATAATTGTAGGTGGTCATCAAAGAGTAAAAGTAGCCAAAGATATGGACATAGATCAGGTTCCAGTATTAGAAATAGATTTAACTTATGAAAGAGAAAGAGAATTAAATGTAAGGCTGAATAAAAATACTGGTGAATGGGATTTTGATGTATTAGCAAATACCTTTGATGTTAATGACTTGCTTGATTGGGGTTTTGATGAAAGAGAGTTAAGTTTAGACCTATTTGAAAAAGATGATGGAGATGAATCTAACAAATCAAGTCAGAAACTTTCAGATAAATTTATTATACCACCATTTAGCGTTTGGGATTCACGTCAAGGTTATTGGAGAGAGCGTAAAAGATGTTGGTTGGATATTGGGATACGTTCAGAGTTGGGTAGAGAAGAAAATTTATTAAAGTATTCTAAAACTATTTTGAATCAAGGAAAAGAAGATTTAAGATCAAGAGAAGAACAACGGAAGGACATTGGAGATTATAAAGGTGGTGATCTATATTCAGTAAATGGAACATCTGCTTTTGATCCTGTTACTTGTGAGATAACCTATAAGTGGTTTTGTAAAGATAAAGGATCTGTCCTTGATCCATTCGCAGGTGGGTCTGTAAGGGGTATTATTGCAGAAAAACTTGGGTTTAATTATACAGGTATTGAATTAAGAGAAGAACAGGTTGTTGAAAACAGAAAACAGGCAGAAGCAATATCAGTTAAACCAAATTGGATTGTAGGAGATAGTGCAAACGTATCTGATTTAGTTGAAGAAAAATATGACTGCATATTCTCTTGCCCACCATATTATGATCTTGAAGTATATTCAGAGCTTGATGGAGAG